CGCCCGTGCCCCCGCCCGGGGCACATCCTTGAACAGCTTCTTGGGGAGCCGCGTCCTCTGCCCCTTGCTCGGTTCCACGGGCTCCTGGTAATACTCCATCAGAATCCCGGCCCAACCCTGCTTCTCCTCTTCAGTGCGGATCTTCAAAAAAGTTTTACCGTAGTAATCAAAATTCCAGACCATGCCGTTGTTAGTACGGTGCATCTTGCCATGCGCTTTGAAGTCTTCAACAGTAAGTTTCTTCTGTGCGAGTCCGGTGATTAAATTATCTGTCAGAAATTCTTTTAGCTCTGGTTGGTTCACGATCATAATAAATCTCCAATATGAAATGACGATACCTTAAACAGCTCCGAGTAGTTCTGCTTCTGTTTCAAGGCTTGCAGGACATGCTCATCTATGGTGTTCTCTGCAATCAGGTCTATATAGACTACGTTTCTGTTCTGACCAATGCGGTGTGCTCTATCCTCACTCTGAAGGCGGTGCTCAAGATCAAAAGAATTGGAGTAGTAGATCACGTAGTCTGCTGCCGTTAAGTTAATTCCCAAACCACCCGCCGCCTGGTTGCCTATGAAAATACGAGTAGTCTCTGCCTGGAACTCAGCAATGGCCACCCGACGCTGGATGTCACTACTCCTGCCATCGTAAACAACAGAGTTGGGAAAAGCGTGGTGGATCATATCGATCTCGTTGCGAAACCTCGCCCAGATGATGACTGACTTATTCTCCAGGGATTCCATCAGCAGCTTCAACTCCTCAAGCTTCGGGTTCGGATCATAAGCATGAGTCTCCCCCTCACCATGAAAAAATCCGCCAACGATCTGCTGTACTCGCAGGAACTCGGTGAGCACATTTTCTGTGAGGAGAACGGAGTCTTTGTATTTCGCAACTAAGCCCCGAACCACCTCTTGATAGTTGACCCTCATCTCTGCCGTTAGGTCTACTTTGATCGTCTGATAGATTTTATCTGGCAGATCCAGACACTCTTCTTTCTTGATCATAAACGTATGATTTTCTACCTTCTCCACCAGCCCCGACACATTTTGAAACCCTACGGGTATCTTGATATACGCACCCCCCGCTGTCGGAATTTCTTTCATGATCGCATAGCGGTTACGAAAGGCGTAGAAGGAGGGGATGCCTATGATCTTTGGATCAAGAAAATCATACTGAGAAAATAAGTCTAGGGGGGATTTGGTAATCGGGGTTCCGGAGAGGATGCGGCGGTATTTCGCTTTTCTGCCAGCGAGGATAAGTTGCTTGGTGCGCTGCGCTTTATGGTTCTTGATGCGGCTGGACTCATCAATGACTAGCATACAACTGCCCTTCTCTACGTGTTTATTGATCGCTTCTCTTACAGCTTTAATCCGTATTGCGTCAATATTCAAGCAAAAAAACTGTAAAAAAGGAGGATTCGGGGCGGTGAGGAGATTATAATACATCTTCTTGCGACGGTTGGAATCACTCGAAGACCAGAGATAAGCCTGATACGAGCAATTACAGAATTTATCTATCTCATCGACCCAGTTGCTATGCACTCCCTTGGGAGCGAAGATCACCACAGAATCAATATCATCATAAAGATAAAGGTTCTTCGCCTCCTCAATCACGCAGCGGGTTTTCCCCGTCCCCATCTCCATGAAATACGCGAAGTTTTTCTTAAGCGTCGCTTTGTTTATTGCTGCTTGTTGATGTTGGTATAGGCTCATATTCATCTCTTACAAAGGCATCGTGATACCACCAGGGGTAGAGATACCCGTCGTAGTGTGTGGCGTTACTCATATCTCATCACCATCAGGAGGATTTGGCATTGGCATCCAATGCGTCACATAATCAAGCTGGATACTATCTATTTGGGTGAACCAGTATCCAGAATAAAAAGCAGCGTACACCGTAGGATCTTTTTCATTGTTATCGATAGCCAAAACATCAACGTCCACTGTTGGCAGTTTATCTTTAACGCTAATCCATTTCATATCTCATCATCCATCCATTTTAAAATGTATTCAGTATTCAACTTCCCGTAGCGACCCATAGAAAATAGCATCTTACGAGTCAGGCTTTCTTCAATATGCTGGTCTGGCACAAAAAACAAATCCAGCCCTGCTTGCACAAAAACGAAGCAGGGGCAGACTTCCCCCCAGGTTTTTAGAAAATAATACTGCGCTCCGGTGAGCTGACAAGATAACTTAGAATCCCACTTCTTCGGTAACTGCTTGGTATATTTAAACTCAATAAAACCTACTTTTTTCTTTGTGCGGTAGACTACATCGGGTATCCCGCGGCCTGTGATGGACTCCAAGCGTTGCATATGCACATCATACTTAGCGAGGTGGCGCTTCATGTGCTGGTAGAAAGTCTTCTCATTCATGCCGCTCCACCCTTTCATTCACCTCTGCTACACCAAGAATTCTATGAAAGTTGCTGGCTGTAGCAAACCCAAAGTTGTGACCATTCCACCAGGCAATAAAGTCTGGACCCCCTTCAGTTAATTTTATCCAGTAATAGCCTGATTCTCTCGAAGGCGGATCAGTTAAATGATCTACTATGTCGTCCATTTCTAATTCCCTTACTTTCTTTTCTAGCTGTTCAAGGCGCTTATTGTATTCTGCTGACACAATTATTTTCTGATCAACATCCTCTTCGTCTGTTATAAAATACGCATCCATTCTTTTGCTAATTGCTTCAACTCTACTTTCTATTCTAACCATTTCTCGAACCAGCGCTGTTTGAGGAGCATTTTTCTCCTCCTCCAGTTGCATAAGACGGTATTCTAATTTTTCAAGGCGCTTGTTAACATTTGCTACATAGAGGCTAGATAATGTTACATTAGTGCTTGTATCAACGCCTTCTAGTGCTTCAAGACGTTTATCTATATCATCTAAAGCTACATGCCAACTCGTACCATCATATTTGCTTGTTTTGGCTTTACTCATTTCAGCTCTCCCCAGGACGGACCGCTTTCTACCGTGACATGCATCGGCACTGTCAGCGGCCAAGCCTGCTCCATTGTGTGTTTAATCTCTTGGGCCAGCTCCGTATCCCCTATAGGCAAGGAGAAATCCAGTTCATCATGAACGGTGAGATGCGGAATAGGTAGCCCCGCTTTAAATAGTTTCAGCATAGCCTGCTTCATCACATCTGCTGCTGATCCTTGGATCACGGCATTAAAGGCTTTATAGGTGAACGCTCTCGATAGTGGCCCATAAGTACGCGCCGCTTCGTCCTTCGGTAATGCTTTGGAGAAATAATCTTCTCGTGATTGCCAGAGATCAAAGCGTCTGCGTCTTCCAATAAGGGTCTTAATCCATCCTCGTCTGGCGGCGGTACGGTTAATGAACTGAGACAACCCAAGGACATACGGGACTTGTGTGTAGAATGTCTGTCTATATCTCTTCGCATCTGGCTCTCCTACATTAAGTTGTGTTGCTAACTTTTTGATTCCCATCCCGTAGCCTATACCTAAGTAGATGGACTTGACCACCCCCCGCGTAAAATCTGGCAAGACTTGCATCATCGGCGCATAGATATCCTCAGCAGGATTACTTATAAGGTAGTTGGTCATATCCCTGACCTGCTCATCTTTCACAAGCAAGTTTGCGTAGTGTAGCGCAATGCGAGGCTCAATAGAACTGTAGTCAAACTTGTACCAAGTATGGCTAGGAAGAGGAATGAAAATTTCTCTAACAAATTTTCCAGTAGCCGAACGGGAATCCGAGGGTATAAACTGAAGATTAGGGTTGCTGCTAGAAAAACGACCAGAAATAGCGCCGTGATTGTCAGACCTAAGTTGGTGAAATCTAGTAGCAATAGTAGCGTCGTTTGCATAATTCAGTATACTCCCACGAAGAAAGGTGGAAACTAGCTTCTCGTTATGGCGGATAGCGAGGATCAGTTTAAACAGTTGGTGCTCCTGCTTGCTCATCCAGCCCTGGGTGAAAGAGGGAGCCTTGGTTTTCTCTGTCAGAGGATATGAAATATCAAGGCTCCGACAAGCAGCGCCGATACTACGAGCAGCATAGACGTTAATATCAGCCTCAGGGCTAAGAGCGTTAAGTGTAGCTTGGAGTTGTTGAGTCTCCTCATCCAATCTTTCAATCGCAGCATAAGCTTTTCTAGTATCAACATGAACACCTTTCATGCGCATGGCAATCATTAGAGGAATGAGTTCAGTCTCTTGCATGAATGCCCCCCAAGAGTCCTCTGAGGAAAGAATGGTTTTCTGGCTCTCGAAAATCTTAGGGGGCAAAGCGGCATCTACCAGCGCATACTCACTGACTATAGAGTAGGGTGCGCGGTAGATCATAGAGTAGGGGTTGACTCGCTTGCCGAACTCCTTTTCGGACCACTCCACAAGAGCGGCATCTTGCTTCGTGGCTTGCAAGTACTTTTGCGCAAGCGAGTCGAGGGAATAACTTTTTCTGTGCTCATCCAGTATCGGCTCGGCGAGCTGGATGTCATAGTAAGTGCCATTCAGTTTGAAGTCATAGTGATAAACCAAAAACTCCAAGTCATACTGGATATTAGCGCCAATCAGTGTCTTGTTCTCCAGCGTCTTCAGCCAACGCTTGAAGTCATCCTGGTTGACGTTCTCTGTATCTGTGTGTTGAAGGGGTATATACCAGGAACTCGCGGATGTTGCCAAGGCAACGCCTAATACATACCCCGTTTTAAAAGCGTAACGCTTCTTGATGTCTGGATCGTATATTTCAATATCGAAACCCAGCACATCTGGAAGCTTACTCGGTAGCGTACTCATATCATTTATTCATAAAAGTAAACTTACTATGCAACTTTTTATTTATAGCTTCTAATAAACCTAAAGCCCAATGCTGACTCCCACTTTTTTGCCCAAATTTATCATAGAGTCTTGTAGCTTCGGTCAGTGTTCTTATACCTATTTGACAAATCCTTTTTCTCAATTTGGTGTTATGTAGACCATCTTCTATATTTTGATGAATATACAGAAGACCTGCTAAATAAGTTTTTGTAAGAGGCACAGGCTCATTTTGAGATTCCATAGCTACATCTATTACAAAGCTAAAATCATTAAAATTCTTTTGTGCTTCTGTCATAGCCCAGCCAACACATTGAAAATTCTGTGCATTCTGAGTGTTATTAGCAATCACTAATCCATGCTGATCTAATTTTTCTTTTAACTTTAAAGCCACAAGATCACCGCTAAAAAGAAGAGCGTTAAATCTTTCTCTTGTTCTAATAGCAGTACGGTGCTTATTGCTCCGAATGAATTCCACAGCTTCTAGTTTCGCATCTTCTGTATCAAACACAATACACGGCACAGATTCAATATGATCTAGCTGCAATGTGGCTTGCCACCTATGCTGCCCATCCACAATATAAAAATCACCGTTCTCCCTTTTGGCTACAGAGAGCGCACCAAAACTGATCCAAGAAAAAGACTTTTTTATAGTCTTTACTTTACGGGGAACCGCATTTCTCTGATACCGATAATCTACTTGAAGTAAGTTTTTCGAGATGCGTTTAAAATAGCACATATTTGAATCTATCTTATCTACATCTGTATTCATCTCAAGCGTTGCGCCTGAGCCTACTGTTTCTACAAAAGCTAAGTCTGACATTTTATTTTCTCATCTATAGGTTACTTATTCTGTTGCGTACTCATACATAATCCTCTTTCTTACAGCGTGGCGGGTTCCCCACAGTGTACTGCCCTCATCATCCTGGTACTTGATCAAGTCCAGGTGATAGGGGTTATCCACCGCAGGGTTCTTTATCTGTGAGATATAGGCTCTGATCTGGTTGACAGGCTTACCCACCAAGGTAGATAATTCCCTGACGGTATAAAGCTCATCTTCCTCAAAGAGCTGCCGGATTTTCTTTCTTACTATCATACGACATTCGTTTCTTTTTCAGTGTCCGTAGGTTGATCCACCACCGCTTGTCCTGATGACATCATCCGCACCAAGCCCTCGGCTTGATCGACTTCATCCTGAGATTCCACCCGACCATCGGGGTTGATGTTATAGCTCCACCAGGTTCCCATGTTGTTACTCTTTTTTATCGGATCAATGCGATAGAAGTGAGCATACATAGGCAGTGGATTGCCTGCGTTATTCCTCATCTGCTTCATCATGCTGATCCAAGACTTACTGATGAAGATAGCAGTGCCATACATACTGATGACCACAGGATCAAGAAGACCATCGTGTTCATAGAGACATGTGTAGTAGTGAGTCTCTTTATACAACCCTTCATCATCATAGAAAGTCCTTCCCCCATCATCCGAGCGCAAACCCTGTTTTTCATTGATCGAGAACTTACCCAAGAACCCTCCGCCCTCATCTCGCGGCTTCCACTTAGTCAAGCACTTCTCCCAGTGACAAGGCAAAACTCTTAAACTATCATAAGATTCCTTCAAGGTCTTGTGATAGAACTTACCAGGGGTAGCGCCATCATTTACTTCAGGGGAGAGGGGTTGCAGTAGTACTATCTGCGGGATTACCAGGTCGCTAGAGTCGGTGTTCTCTAGTCCAGTGGAGAGTGAGGTATCAAAGGTTGCTGGTTGGTTGGTCTTTGTTTTCGCGACTGCTTTGGTTTTACTAGGCATAGTCAAACTCCAAAATAAAATTTAAAATCATATACAAATTTAAGAACTGTTAGAGATTATATCAGAATGTGTTAGAGTGTCAACTCTTTTTTTAGGTATTTTCCAATAGCCGCATTTGCATTTATAGCCCCACCTATCCCCCTCTACCTTTTTTAAGTCAGTCTTACACGCAACACACAGCATAGTCCTCATCCTATTTCAAAATTTTGAAAATTGCCCCAGATTACTTATAAGGGCGTTTCTCTAATCACAACTTTAGTTTCAGCACCGCAATTCTGACAAGCTGCCACAGTCCCTTTGTCTTGATACCAAACCAGTTCAAGTTTAATAGAATTGCAGCTAGGACATCCCAGCATTGACTTGTCAGGTTCAATGTCAAAAGAAGCAAGGCTGCTCTCATACAGTGATATCTTTTTGCGGATCATACCATAACTCATTTAAGGTTAATTACCATGAAACAAGGAACCTTTGCAGATTCCCTGTATGCTGATAACTACTCCGAATCAGCCCAACCAACTAAATATGGCTCTTTCCAGTAGCGAATGTCTTCCCTCAATTCAAAGATTAGCTGCGCGTCTTGATAATCAAGATCTTTTGCAAGCTCTTCTTTGAGTTGCCTGCTGCAATCCACCAACTGAAATTTGGCTGCATCTGATTTGTCATAGGTTACGATTTTTTTCATAATGTCACTCCGTAAAGATGATCAACAAATCTCAAAAAACCATTCCTTTGAGACTCGATTATAATGAGCATATGTCGTTTCTTTGCGCCAATAATTAGGATTGGCACATTGTTGAAACCCGTCTTTCTTTAAAAGATTACGCCCAGCAACCAATCCTAGTTTCACGCACCATTTGTTTTCTAGCAATTTCATAATATCACTCCATATACCAATCATTACGTTCAATCTCATACCCGATGACAGTCGTATCAGGAAAGTTGAAGCTGAACAGCTTGAATAGCTCCTGAGCTTCTCTCAGCGTTGCTGTGTGGACTTCTTCCCAAGTTCTATCGGTACGTCTGAACCGAACAAACCAGGGTCTTGGATTTATTTCATATTGCATATTTATCCCTCGATTAGTTGCTCTACATCATTTAACCTTGACGCGGTGTGATGCCAGAATTCGGCATCTATTTCATTTTCAGTTGCGTTACATTCAAAAGCAATTTGATAACACACATCAGCTAAGTTTGCCAATACTGTATTAACTGTATGCTCTTCAATCAAACCACTTAATGTTTCTTGAAGTTTTTGATCATACATGTTTCCCCTTTAGTTTAGATCCTCTATTGGTTACGGTATCGGAATTGATACCAAACAAGGAACCCCTAGAGATTCCCTGTATGCTATCAATCATTTACTACAAATCCTGAACTATCATGTTTCGCTTTGCCTATAGCATGTAGAGCAATAACAGTCCCTGCAGGATGAAGAAATGTGAGATCATGTTTATTACCATCGACCACTGGATATTCTTTCCAGCGCTTGGGCTTGTCTTTATCCGTTGGCCATACCATGGAAACATTCCTACCGTTCGATAATGCTATCAAACATTCTTTCTCATTTTCACCTGAATAAGATAGCGTCAAGTGATATGCACTAGGATTTACACGTTTCAACCTTGTAGGGTTCTTTGTGTAATCATAAAGCATAATGTTTTGCTTTACGCACCATTCAACCAATGTGCTGTTAAACGGAGCAGGCAATTTAATCCTTTCCCATGGCATATCGCTTGTGCCGTTGGGGCGGTAGACTAATTGTTTTCCCGCTTTGTTAGCTTTCTTTAGTGCTGCTAATAACTCGGAATGTAGTTGCTTTGCATAAGCTTTGCGATCGTTGAAAAACAATTTTGTTCTTTGCAGCATTAAATCTTGAATGCTTCGCATTTGCAAAAAACCACTATCTGCTAAACATGATTTGATACACCCTTTAGTTGCATGAGAACAAACATTTTTTCCTGACCGGTTGTTCGGTTGCCAGTAGGTGATGACCGATAGGTACTCTTTACTGAAGGAGTTACTTAAGTTTATCTTCTTACTTTCTGATAATAGCTTCATATTCCCTCTATTGTTTTTGTGTTAATCAAAAAATACTTTCAAAATAGTCCATATTAGGATGTATAATATGAACATCCCGATAAAGCTTGCGATAAATTCAATCATAATCCTACCCTTTCACAAATTCAAAGTAAGCATAACAAGAGTCAAATTGTTCCTCTTCATGCTCTTCCCACTTTTCTAGGTCTGGAAAACAGATCTTTTCTAAGTTCTCTTTATTCTCCTCTTTGAAATCATCAATTGCATTTCTAGCCGCGTTCCATTCTTCATCCGTTTCAAACCAATCAGACGATTGAAAATCAAACTCTATACCCTCAATCACATCCTCAACTGTCATGCCACCGTCAACTGGTACAGCAAGACAGACATTAGATGACCCGTTCCAATAATCAGGAAGGCATACATCATCTAAGCGTAATTCAAATGTTAAGTCGGTTTTACTCAAGCCAATATCTTCTGTTGTTGTATACATAATTTATCACTCTTGATCTTGTTCAAAATCATCTAAAATTTCATTGTTCAAATACTCTGAAACAATCTCATAAACACCGTTTAAATCAAATATTTCATTTGCTGACATTTCCGATACTTTCTTAAGTAATCTTCTATCAAATTCTTCTTGTGTTATATACATATTCACCTCCTATCCTGATATTTTAGCACGAGTGATAAGTCTTGCTCCGATTCCCTTGGGGAGCTTGTTTCCAGCAAGGAGTTGCTTTTTCAGTTCTGCATTGCGTTGTGCAGGATTTACATACTCTTTGAGTTTGTAGCCGTGGCCGTTATGATCTAAGTATGACATTAAGCTTTGGACCGAGGTCATTTGCGAATGTGTGAGTGTGTGAGTGATACGGTAAACTCCTCACGTATCAGATCTTCATTGCCCTGCTTAATGAAATGTTGTTTCAAGACTTTTTCATCTATCGTATCTTTAGATGATGAGCAAAATGTCTCAAGCTTGAGCGAGACTGTGCGCTCATTAGGCATCCTGATCTTTGCGTCTTCCAAGTCGATGGACTGTAAGCGTTCTGCTATCTCAATATCAAGAGATTTAAATTCGTGCTCCTGATTGGATAACATAGATTTTGTGATGTTTATTTCAGAATTGAGTGAGTCCCTCTGCTTAATCAGTTCCTTTATTTGATCAAGAGTGTCTTGTGTGTTTGGTTTGGGTTGGTTCATAAATGTTACAACATTGCTTAGTAATGATTTCATATTCCCTCTTTAATTTAAGATGCATTAACTAACACCCTAGCTAAATTACCAGGGTGTAATCAAACTATCACAATAATCAGAACATGCAAGCAAAATAATTGCAGAATTAAAGATTTATCTATTTATAGTGTAAACAAGAACTCTGATCATTTGGCTCTGCAATGAGCAGGAGCTTCCATATAAATTGATTTTTCTAAGCGTGTTTGTCTCGATTCTGGTTGTTTTTTCCAGTTTTCGATGCGATTTAGGAGTGATTTTAGGGTATAATCAGAGCAAATCAGGAGGTTTTTGTGCTCATCACGCACTCTCCATACGTCATCAAAGCAAAAAACGGTGAGTTTTTGATAGGAATATATGCCTTTTTTTCGTCTTTTTAGGTCAGGATAAATTTGTTGAATTGATGTCTTTTTTTCGGATTTTTTCATGGCTTTTTCGGTGTTTAAGATTTGGTTCTTAAATGTTAGGCTTCAAGCTGTTGTTTTTATTACTTTTTGTTAACTAAAATCGTAAAACAAAGCAACAGCAAAAAGGAGCAACTAAAAAAGAGTAGCAAAATCAATAAACAAGAGCAAGAAAATTAAAGAAAGCTACTGGAATATGGACTTTTGAAACTTTCTTCAGCTATATACACGTCAAATCACACCATATGTGAGCGTTGTGAAAAGGTAGTGTGCGTGGTGTGATTTCATACACTGTTTCTTTATATTTCATTAAGAAATAATAGCTTTCTTTAATATTTAATATTAGGTTCCTTGATTTCATTGAGCTTTTCCTGCTTTCCTTTATGCTATTGCTTTGCTGCTCGATTTTGAAGACTTAAATTTGGACTATTATTTAGGTCTTTTTAGTAGTCCAAATGTAGGTTCTCTTGCCGCTCTTGCTCCTTTTTCAACCCGCGCCAACCACTCGCAAGCTCCCTGCTCTCTAAGCCAACCTGCTTCTCACCATCAATGCAATGGGTAACGTTACACGATATATTGTTAGCACTCTCATCCATTGAGTGCCAATCCACCATACCTAGGCCCACAATCCACCACCCAAAAACCGCCAGACCGCTCAGTTGTTACCTGTGACGAGGGGGTGGGGTACCTCCGGTGTAGGGGGTGGTCGTGTATCGGTATATGCCGACATACTGACCCAAGTAAATATCAAATCCAACACCAATCTTAAACATTGCAACAAACTTGACTTTTCAAGGTATTCTGCTAACATAACACCATCACTCCTGCAATCGAGTGAACTTCCTGGAGCAAGAGTTTTCCATACCCTCTTGCTCCAAACCCAAATGAGAAGCAAAATGAAAATTATAGCCATAGACAACACCATCCTGAACGCAGATCATGTCGTAAGGGGTTTCGTAGAAGACAAAAGTATTTGGAACTCAACAGGAGAGGTGCTTGAAAAAGAGAGTTTTGTGATAGGTTTTTTGCTATCAACAGGCAAACTGTTGTATTATTCAAAAGCTTTCCCTAGCGAAGAGAAAGCTATGGATGTTTTGCATGAAATACTCTACGCTGCTTAGGAACAGGCTCTAGAACACCTCTAGAATCCACGTAGGGAGAAGAAACAAAGGAATAGATGCCAACACACCCGCAAATAGAAAATCCGCTTGACGCAGAACAGAGACACCTCATGGAGCGTTTTGATCTCTCACCGGAAAAAGCAAGGTATCTCCTGGAATATTTTACCCACATGGACAAGCGCCAAGCCACCATGAACTCAAACTACCAGGGCGCTCTTACGAAAAAAGATCTCCCTGCCGTCGGCTACCTCCAGCATAAAATCGAAAAACAGCTCACCATAGATCGCAAAGCCGTAATCTTCGAGTTAGCAGCTCTTGCATTCTCTGATATCTCAAATCTCATAGAGTGGGACGAGCAAGGAATCACCATACAAAAATCAAGTGACCTGCCCGCGCACGTAAAAAAGACCGTCAAGGGTTTGAAAATCAGGGAGAAAACAGATGAGTCAGGCAACACCTACAGAGACATAGAGTTTCAATTTCATGACAAGCTGAAGGCTCTTGAACTTCTTGGAAAATATGTCGGCGCGTTCTCAGTCCTGCCAGAGAGCATGAAAAACCTCAGCCCCAACGAGATCAAGGAACGGCTCAAGGAGTTTGTAAATCAGGCACAGACTATGGAGAAGAAAGCAGATGAAAAAACAGGAATGGAAGTACCTGTACAAGGAGTGCAGACATAACTACGAGGAGTTGGAACGCAATCACAAACAGCTCTTGCTCGAACACAAAGACCTCCAGCAGAAATATTCTGCTCTCAAAGAAAATGCCACGCTCATGAACCAGACCGTGGAGGAGTGGGAGCCTGAAGGATTAAAGCACACCTTGGCAGGGGTGTTTGATCAGTTCGAAAACCTCCGGAACACAATCCGAGAGAACAACGACAAGCGCAGAGAAGCGCAGGTAATGCAGTATTTGGAAGAGAAGTATGAAGATAAAACTAGATGTGAAACTGACTAGCCTAAAAAATGAGCCTATCCTGTTCAATGGCGCAGAAACAGATCTCAAGGGAGCGTTGCAGGCTGTGCTTATCACGCGCCTCCCGGTGGATAAAGAAAAAAGTCAGGAAGAACTCTATAAGCTCTGGGCCTTGACTAAAAAACTCGACGAAAAAGCACCAGACTTCGCAGTGGAGGATATCGTGATATTCAAGAAGCGTCTGTACGATGCGGAGTTGGCTCCCATACTCTACGGCACATGCGTAGATTTACTGGAAGGGAAAAGTTGAACAACGATCTACATTATTCTTCAAAGTCGCCAGAATATAAGACACCTAAATGGCTTTTTGAAAAGTACAATGCTATTTACCACTTTGACTTAGATGTTTGTGCTACACATGAGAATGCGCTTTGTGACAAGTATTTTACAAAAGAAGATGACGCTTTAACCCAGGAGTGGAAGGGGGTCTGTTGGATGAACCCTCCCTATGGGAGAGAGATAATTCACTGGCTTAAAAAAGCGCATGAGTCAGATGCCACTGTAGTTTGTTTGGTCCCTTCAAGGACTGACACAAAATGGTGGCACAAATATGTTATGAAAGGGGATATTACCTTTTTGAATAAACGTCTTGAATTTGAAGGAGCTGGCAATAAAGCTCCTTTTCCTTCTACAATAGTCATATTTGAGGGAGTCTCTTGATCACAGACTTAGTAACTTTTCGCAACGCAACCAGTGAAGATGAAGCATTTATTTACGACTCGTGGGTTAAGTCTAATCAGAGATCAATGTTCGCGCGCTTTCTCGATCCTAAAATATACGCGCCGGGACATCGTGCAGCAATTACACGGCTTCTGCCTCGCACCCAGGTACTTATCGCCGGATCAAAACTTGACGAAGAAGGAATACGCGGCTGGATTTGTTTTGAGCCTGATTGTCTGCATTACATTTTTGTTAAGCTTAGTTTTAGAAAGTTCGGTTTGGCTCATAGTCTCATCGAGCAAGCACAGTTTGAAAATGATGTCACATATTCGCACGAGCGCATGGAGCGCGGTGCGGATGAAACGCTGGCTTCCCTACCGCAGAAACTGTTAGGTGGCGGAGCCTATGACCCGTATAGATTTTTTGTATAATAAACTGGAAATGAACGAGAAATGAAATGGAAATAAAACTAGCACGCGTGTATGTTGACGCACCCGTACACACAGGAAATAGAAAGTACGTACACCAAATTCCAACGACGTTGGGATCAGGAGATAACTTGAGACAACACCCGGATGTTGAGTCCCTGCATTGGGATACAGAAAAACAGGCCGTGGTTTTGAAATCGACGCACATGGAGGAAAAAGTGTTTGTGCCAACAGAAAACGTCGCATCAATGGTGGAGTGGGTGAAGCCTAAACCTAAGCCCAAGCCAGCACCGCCACCAGAACCCCCTACGGTGAAAAAGTCACTGTCGCGAGTTTTACCAGAAGCACTGGCCCCGAAGAAACGACGCAGGAAAGTAGTAGCGGAAGATGAATAATGGACGACTTTCCATTTGTACTAGACGACGAGCTAGAACAGATCAAGGAGTTTGTGCAACTTCGGCAGCAGATGCCAACGCTCCAGCGGGAAAACTATGTTGATATTGCACGAACTATCCTCGATACGCTGTTCGATCAGCAGATAGCTTTCATTGAAGATAAAAGTACGAACAAAGCGGCGCATTGTGGTCGCCGCGCCGGAAAAACGCACTCTATTTGCGCCTATCTCTGCCTGGAATCGCTCAAAACCTCAAACACACTTTGTGTGTATCTTGCTCTCACAAGAAAAAGCGCAAAAATTCTGATCTGGCATGAGTTGAAGGAATTTGATCTCAAGTTCTCGCTCGGAATGACGTTCAACGAGACGGATTTAATCGCTTACTTCCCCAATCGTAGCAGAATCATCATCTCCGGGGCAGAAACCGCTGATGAGATCGAAAAACTACGTGGTCCCAAGTTCAAACTCGTTGCCATTGACGAGGCGGGGAGTTTTAAGCCTCATATTTCTGCCTTGATCGAGGAGGTCTTGGAAGCAACGCTGATGGACCAGCAGGGAACCATGTGTGTGATCGGAACCCCGAACGCCGCCTGCGTAGGCTATTTTCACACTAAATGCACAAGCCCGCTTTCTGATTTCTCCATACACCACTGGACCGCCTTAGAGAATCCGCATATTCCCCATGCAAAGGCGTATTTAGAGAAAAAACGAGCAGAAAAGCGGTGGAGCGAGGACAATCCTATATTTCAGCGCGAATATATGGGAAAATGGGTCCGCTCAGAGGACTCCATCGTCTATCGCTTCAAACCAGGAGCAAATGAGATTGATATCCTGCCAGAAGGCCACGATTATCAGCACATTTTGGGTATTGACTACGGGTTTGTAGACGCGACTGCATTTGTGGTAGCCACGTTCGCTGAAGACCTCCCCAACGTCTATCTCACCTACTGCTACTCCCGCTCTGGTATGATCCCCTCAGAAATTGCGGAAATGACGCATAATTTGAACACGCACTACAATTTTGTCGCCATTGTCGCTGACCCCGGAGGCGGGGGGAAGATGATCATTGAAGAAACCAACTGGCGCTATCACACCGCAATTCGGGTGGCGGAGAAGACGGCAAAGGTCGATTTCATCGAGCACATGAACGATGATTTGGATACCGGAAAGCTAAAAGCGACTCCTGACATGGAGCCTTGGAAAGAAGAAGTCTTGATTTTGCAGTGGGATGAAGATAGAAAGAAAGAACAGGATGGCTATGCCAACCACTTAGCTGACGCGGCATTATACGCTTGGAGAGAAGCCCAGCACTGGGTTTACATGAAACCAGAGCCGGAGGTTGAATATTTATCTGATCAGTGGTATAAGATTGAAGAGAAGAAGATGATCGAAAATCTTCAAGGGCAGACACAAGAACAAGAGTTTTGGTGGGAATGATGAATGCTGAAGTACTTGATTCACTAACAAGGTCTATGCGCTCAAACTGCGTGAACTTTTTTAACGGCGTATGGAACGGCGAGCATGTAGAACTGTCTCTTGAGCCGAGCAAGTGGCATAATCCTGAACAAACCGGATTACCTAATGAAGTAAGAAATATACTGGAAGATGAGACAACGGAAATAAATCTCGACGCACTGAAAGATGAGCCAGTCGATGCTGACGAATTGGAATTTTGGAGTGCTCAATGAAATTAAGTTTGGCTAAGAGAAACGAAATTTTCAAAGAAGTATTTTCTTCAAAAAATATTCGTAAAATAAAAAAACGTATCAATAAAGAACACCCTCCGTTTATTGTTTTTTACGAGAAAGAGGAAGAAAATGGCTGAACATCTAATCGAGGTTCCCTGGTGGGAACAACCCAGTGATGATTTAATGGCAGAATCCGTTTTTGATTTTGTCGATCACCTGCGCCAAACGCAACCGCATCACTTTGAAACAAATGCTCGCTATATGCGTCTTTACGGCAATTTTGTTGGATTTACAGGATCATCCCGCTCTGGATTCAATATTCGGGATATGTCACCGGCGAAAGCAACATTTTCTGACAATCGCATCCGCTTGAACGTCGTACAGTCCATGTGTGACACGATCACTGCCAAAATCGCAAAAAACCGACCCAAACCAACTTTTCTTACTTCCGATGGCGATTATAAGATCCAACGCAAAGCTTCACAACTGACTAAATTCATCGAGTCCTTATTCCTCAAAACCAATCTCTATCAGGTCATGCCTAAAGCCTTTCTTGATTCCACCATCATGGAGTCGGGTTTTGTGGAGTTATACCGTGAGGGAAAAGAAATCAAGGTAGATCGGGTACTGGCGACGGAACTATTTTTTGATGACAACGAATGCTTCTACGGCGACCCCCGGCAAATGCACCGCTATATGACAGTTCCCAGAGGAGTCTTGCTCAAGAAATTCCCAAAATTGGATGGAAAAATTATGACAGCCACCTCGCCCCCAAGCGATGGGTTGGAGTCAGACGAAGCAGATAACATCGAGGTCATCAAATCCTGGCATCTACCTTCAACCAAGGGAGCGGATGACGGGTGTTATGGGCTTTTTATCAGTAACGCTGCATTATGGAAAAAAGAATGGAAAAGAGACTATTTTCCCGTAGTAAAACAAGACTGGGCGAGCAGAATCATCGGATACCTTGGTCAATCGCTGGCGGAGCAGATCTCTCCTATACAAACGGAGATCAACGTGCTGTTGCAACGTATCCAAGCAGCTTTTAAACGCCTTGGCATCCCCTGGGTATTTGTCGAAAATGGTTCAAAAGTTGTAACGGAGCATCTTAGAAATGAAATCGCACTCATCATCAAATATTCAAAAACACCCCCCGTCAGGGACGTACAGGCTACCGTTCACCCAGAAGTATTTCAACATCTTGACAGGCTTGTACAGCGAGCTTACGAAATTACAGGAATCAGCCAACTATCCGCTTCTAGTAAAAAACCAGCAGGGCTCGACTCTGGAGTTGCTATTCGTGAATACAACGACATCGAAACCGAACGATTTATAATGGTCGGTAAGGCTTATGAGAATGCTTTTATGGAAGCCGCCCGCCAGATGATCGACCTGTGCAAAGAAATTGCTGCTGAAAATGGCGGAAGTTTTCCGGTACTCGCTAAAACAGACTATGGCGCAGTTGAGCAGATTGACTGGGCTGATATTGATATGGACCAAGACGAGTATCGAATGGAAGCATTCCCCACCGCTTTGTTTCCCTCTACCCCAGCTGGACAGCTTCAGACTGCTAATGAACTGCTTCAGTTGGGGTTGATGGATCGGCAGGATATTATCAAGCAGTTGGATTTTCCTGATCTCAAACAGTTTTTCAATATTGAGAACGCGAACTCTGAATATATGGAGAAAATAATTTACAGAATTGTGTTTGATGGTGAGATGACGCAGCCTGACGAGCAACAAGACCTTGAGCTTGGGATTCGGATGATGACGGCGATGTATCTCAAATACAAAACACAGAATTTAGAGGAAGAAAAGCTAACGATGATGGTGCAATGGATTCAGCGAGCCGTGGATATGCTCAACAGTGCTGGCTCTATGCCGCCAGTCCCAGCGATGGATGAAGGCCAGATGCAAGGTCAAGTCGCACCGCAAACCGCTCTTCCTCCAGCACCCCCTGAAGGACTAATTTCATGAGTGAAGAGCAAATAGTTGAGCAGCAACCGGAACCGTCAGCGGAAGATAAGGCGCTGGCTTTTGCAGAGCAGGCATTCTCTGAGGAAATAAAAAGTGATGATGCTACGCCAGTGGAGGAAACTGAAACTCCTGCTGAGACTACGGCAGAAACGGAAAAACCTACAAACGGCTCAGCAGAAAAAGATCCTGTTGACGAACGCTCAGAGAAACTCTTTGCAGAGATGGATCGGCGAGAAGCGTCACTTCGTAAAAGGGAACAGGTGCTCGAAGGTCAGTTTGCGGAATTATCTAAGCCTCAAGTAGATCCGTATGTTGAAAAAATCAGGAAACTTTTAGATAACGCTAAAAATGACCCAGATGCCCTGCTTTCCGCAGCAGGTCTTGATTATGACAAACTGACTGACTTTAAACTCAACGGGGGTCGTCCGGCAGCAGACCAGATCGAGGAAATCAGGAAAGAAAACCAGCAGTTTCGTCAAGAGATTGAAACCCGTCAGAAGCAGGAAGCAGAAGAAAAACAGAAGGCCAATAACGAAAAACAGTACCAGGAATATTGGACAACGCTTGACAATTTTGTAAAAGAAGGTAATTATCCATTCATAAGCCATTATGGAGATAGCGCACTTTCTGCTATCATCCAAATGTCTACTAATCACTATGTACAATCTGTACAGGACGGAAACCCGACACATCTCTCTTTTGAGGAACTGTGTCAAACAGCGGAGACAGAATACAAAAAAGACGCAGAGCAAAGATATAAATTTTTTCAAGAACAATTTAGCTCAGACAATGAGCCTAAGACAGTTCAAGACGAGCCTAAAGTAACACCCAAGGCCGAACCGACATTATCAAACCGGGATACTGTGCATTCTAGCACCGTACCTAAAGAACCAGCTAATGAAGAAGAACGGTTAGCGAAGGCCGCTAAGATCCTAAACGATGGATTTTGGGAAGGTGATACTAATTAGTTCTTCTCGTAACGGAGAACTATCATGGCTCTTAATTTAACTAACTTTGACGCTGCGCTCAAAGAAATTTATACCAATGACAAGGTGGAAGACCTTGTTTATAAAAATAATCCCTGGCTCGCAATGATTCCTAAAATGGAAAAATTCGAGGGGGATAATCTTCCGATTCCCGTACTCTATGGGAATCCTCAGGGACGGAGTGCTACTTTTGCTGATGCTCAAAACAACAAAACGAACACCAAGTCCATCAAATTCAATCTTACCAGAACCTCCAACTACTCCCTAGCTGACATTGATGCTGAAACCGCGTTGGCTTCTCGAAGCAACGCAGGTGCATTTCTTTCTGCAATGACGACAGAAATTGACGGGGCCTTTCACTCTCTTGAAAGATCCTTGTCAACGGCAATGTATCGTGATGGCGGCGGAACCATTGGGCAGATTGTCAATACGTCGGGAACGACTATTGATTTGAACAATGATGCTGACGTAGTGAACTTTGAAGTAGGGATGGAGTTGAATCTTTATTCTGCGGCTACAGGTGGATCAGTTCGAGGTAGCGGATTGAATATTGACGTAACCGCAGTTGATCGTATGGCAACATCGAACCAGCTTACGGTGGCAGCTAATGTCACTGGTTGGACCGGAATTACTACCTTGGATTTCTTGGTAGTTGATGGTGACTACGATAATATGCTAACCGGGCTTGCTGGTTGGTTGCCAACTTCGATTACCTCCGGGGAATCGTTTTTTGGCGTAGATCGTTTTCCAGATGAAACTCGCTTAGGCGGTGTTTATTATGACGGTTCTGCTGATACCATCGAAGATGCGATTGTACACACTGCTGCGATGATTGGCCGTGAAGGTGGACGACCTGATTGTGCGTTTGTATCTTTTAACGCTTTTAGGGATCTTGAGTTATCTCTTGGAGCAAAGGTACAAAGAGATCAAGTGAGTACCGGTAAATTTGGATTTTCTTCTATTAAAATCCACGCACCAACGGGAACCATTGATGTGATTCCTGATGTCGCTTGCCAGAATGACCGGGTTTGGTTAGTTCAATTGAATACCTGGAAACTGTATTCATTGGGCAAATGCCCACAAATCTTGATGCAAGACGGTTTGCGCATTATGCGTAACGCTTCTGCGGATTCTTATGAAGTCCGGATTGGCTACTATGCAGAAATGGGTTGCCGCGCACCGGGGTGGAACGGCTCTTGTTTAATCACAGTATCTAGCTAATAGAAAGTGAGGATATTATGGGAATGAAACCCAGTGGAACAGTCCATAATGTGAAGACGTATGAGTTTAACCCTTATGTTGCAGCGGTCACTTTTTCCATTGATGGCTCTGATGCGGTAACACTGATTGAGGGTAATGGCGTAACTTCAGTAGAGAGAACCGCTGCTGGGCGTTATAAAATTACGCTAGATCACCCTTTCAAAGCAATCTTGGGATGGTCCATTACGCATAAGTCGGATAACTCGAATAATACGGACTTGCAAGGACAGCTAGAAGCTGAAACCGTGACGACGGTGACGGGTGGTACTATCGACGTTAAGTTGTTGACGGGTACTACGCCGACAGATCCGGTAGATACGGCAACAGATTCGACAGCGGCGGTGAGCTGCATATTTTTCTTGCGTTCTCACCGACTGTAAATTGATTCTCCTCCCTTAACGGGGAGGAGATTTGAAAGGTTGACATGGCGAACATGGTCACTTATGCCACTCTGCTCGCCGACTGTCGGACCAGAGCAGATATGGTAAATAACAACTTCTGTACGGATGCAGAAGTGTTGCAATTTATCATTCGCTCCTATGGCCGCTTCTATGCGATGGTAGTTGGAAAAGTAGAGTCTGACTATTTCGTACAAGAAGGCTCTATTAGCGTCGTTGCTGATACCGCAACCTACGCACTCGATGTTGGGTTTTATAAACTGCTTGGGGTAGACGTGCAAGATGGCTCAGAGCACTACCCTCTAAAAAAGTTTCAACGTCGAGGTCACAACCGCAGACAATCTTATTCTTCCGGAAAAGATCTTCAGTACCGCCTAAGAACCAATACGCTTTGGCTGGTTCCCACGCCTAAGAGTGCTGAAACGCTCAGGTATTACTTTATACCACTCCCCACACGCTATACCAACGCCACCACTTTAGATTCCACATTGGGAACTCCTATATCTGCGACCACCGATCTCTATGATTTTTTTGGTCCAGGTTGGGAAGAGTATGTGATTATTGATGTGGCAATAAAAATGAAGGTGAAAGAGGAATCAAGCACAAAAGAGCTGCGAGTCGATAAAGCGGTTATTATGTCAGAGATCCAGGAAGAGCTGGATCATCGGGACGCGGGAGAGCCTGAACGTGTGATAGATGTAGACGAAGATAGGATATGGGACGGAGACTTGTATTATGATACAGAATATTCCTACTTTTAGTAAGGTTTACACTGACGACTTTGCACTGCGGCAGGTACAAGATAATGTAGAGCCTATTTTTAAGCACTTAGCTTCAAAAACCGTACTGCATGGTCTTGTGGTGAAAGATGAAGTTATTACGACAGGAAAAGATAATTACATAGATCATAATTTGGGACGAGAATTTATAGGCTGGCTGGTGATTAGAAAAAATGCGAATGCTGATGTGTGGGATTCTGATACAAGTAATGTGCATTTGAATAAACACATCATTTTGAAATCATCGGCTAATGTAACCGTTACACTTTGGGTATTTTAGATGGCTACGACAACGACTACTAATATGAGCATCACGCTCCCTATTGACGGAACAGAGTCAGGTACTTGGGGGCCGTACATCATTGATGCGATTGATGATGAGCTAGATACGCATGATCATTCATCCGGAAAAGGCGTTCAGATCACACCCGCCGGAATGAACATAAATGCAGATTTAGATGTAAATTCCAATGACCTCGATGCGGTGCGCTCGATGCGCATGGACAGCCAGGGAGCCGCGCTCGCTGTAGGAACCGATATTCGGTGCGTGTATTCCGTGTCAGGGGACTTATACTACAATAACGGGTCAGGTACTTCTATTCAGATTACATCAGGTTCATCCATCAATACCTCCGCAGGTGGAGGAATAGGCGGGGATTATGGAACGAGTGACGGAAACTGTACATATTCAGATACCACTAAAGTTTTTACCTTCGTTCAGTCTGCCGGGGTTCATGCGATAGGCGCGTTTTCAGATATTCACCTTCACGAAGGTACTAGCGGCTCGAATACTGTCACGGTGAAAGTTGGCTCTACTCCAGCTACAGCAACCGTGACAATTCCCGATACCACAGGAACACTAGCCACGCTCGCAAACCTGGCGCAGTCGTTTCTCGGAGCTACAACATTTTCAAACACCGTTACGGTGGGGGTGGATGATACCGGGCATGATGTGACTTTTTTTGGTGCAACAGCATCCGCTAAAATGCTTTGGGATGAGTCGGCAGATACTCTTATCTCTAAAGGTGGTGTTGCTAATCCAGGGCGTTTGACCTTGCAGACAGCAGAAACTACGGTAGTCGATGGTGATAAGTTAGGGCAAATAGACTTCCAAGCGCCTGATGAAGCGAGCGGAACGGATGCTATTTTAGCCGGCGCGTCTATTTGGGCGGAAGCGGATGCCACCTTTGATGCTTCAACGAACACTACTGATTTAGTTTTTGCTGTGGGTACATCGGAAGCTGCCGCCGAATCAATGCGTTTAACGCCTACAGGTCTTAAATTAATTACTCAAGCATTTTTTGCTGCTAAATCTATAACTTATGACGCAACACAAGACTGGGATTTAGAAGACGCTCAGGTAGCAACAGTTACGT